GGGGAGAGAGGCAGCGGCCAGGGCCAGCTGGATTTCGTCGGTCAGGACAACGGTTTCGTACTCGTCGTTGGTGGTCATGGCGATTGCCCATGCCTCGTCCTTCCCGGGGCGGCCGTCGGAGGTCTGGACGCGCTGCAGGATGTCAGCCATTGCCAGCTTGCCCTTCACTTCGAAGCGGCACGCTTTCAGCGCTGCTTTGACGACGGGGACCGGGTAGGAGCAAAGATCTTCGGCCATCATTGCGGCAGTGCCTGGGTTCATTTCCTGGCCCATGGCCTCGGCCGTTGCGCAGATTGCAGCGGCCAGTCCGGCAACCTGCTGGTCGTTCATTTCAGAGGTATTCATTGCGGTCACCTGCTTGGCGTTTGGCCAAAACCATCTGGGCGGCCTGCTCGGCTGCGGAAAGGTTTGCCTCAGTCCGTTCCATCTGGCGGGCGGTTGTGCCGTTGATGCGCTGTCCGGTCACCCACTGGGTGTGGTAGCTCTCGGCGTTGGCCAGCAGTTCGTTGAGGCTGTGGCACTTGCGCAAGACGGCGGCATCGCTGGTTTTCAGGAAGTGCGCGGCGACGTGATGGGCGACATCGGCACCGAGGCGGTCGACCAGTTGGCCGAGCTGGCCGCCCGCCTTGGCGTTCCACACCGGCCAGGCGCTGTAGCGCTTGCGGTAGGCCATGGCGTAGTTCGCCCAGACCTTGAAGGTTTTGCAGGTCTGGTCTTTGGGGCCAGGCATGTCGGCGGGAATCTCGACCCGTGGGGCATCGGTGCGATCAACCACCAGCACCAAGCCGCGGGACTGAGCCGGCACAACCTCGGCAGGAGCCGGGGGTGCAATTGGTTCAATGACCGGTTCTATGACTGGTTCAAGAGAGTTACTGATTCTGGGTGCAGCTGCTGCACTACCCCCTGGTGCAGGAGATTCACTAGGGGGTGAACCTGATGCACTACCCTGGTGAATCTGCTGCACCACCCCTGGTGCAGGAGGTGCACCACCACCGTCGAGGGTTAGGAAGTAAACGTTTGACGAATTCCCCTTTGGGCCACCCTTCCGGATTTCCTTGCGCAGCAATCCCGCGTCACACAAGGCTGTGATGTGGTTCATGACAGAGCGCTTGCTGATCTCGCACTGATCAGCAATGTGCTGATAGGACGGCCAGCACTCGCCTATGTCACTAGCGTTGTCGGCCAGCTTTATTAGCACCAGCTTGCGCAACGGATTTCCGACGCGAAGTTTCATCGCGGCGACCATAAGGCCCATGCTCATATCAAGCCTTCCCGACCTTTGCGGCCAATTCAAGAAAGCGATCCACGTACCAATGAGGCTGCGTCTCGCGGGGGCATTGAGGGCTGGTGAGGTTCTTGCCGTAGGCCATGCCCTTCTCGGTCACAGACCAGAAGTCCACCATTTCCTGCTTGGAGTTTTTGCGCTGGAGGACCTTGAGGAAGCCGTGGGCCTCAAGAGCAAGGTTGAAGGCGCGTGGCGTGATGGCAATGGCGTTATCTTTGATCAGGGCGGTAATGGCCTTCGTTGGCATGGAAGAACCGCCAGAGGCGTCGGGAGCGGCATCCACGGCGTAACCTGAGAGGAATTTGGCGTCTAGGCCGTTGTTGGCAGCGATCTTGGCGAGCATCAGCATCTTGCTGGAGGGCGCCGGCTTCAACAGGCGGTCGAAGCACTCAAGGATTGCCAGCTCGCCGACGATCTTGGAGCTGTTCGGGCCCTGGGCGGAAAACGAGCCGGTCTTGCGGACGCTCGGCAGCACCTGGCCCACCACCCACTCTTCGAACTTCTCGGCGGCCGGAAGCTTGGACTTCATCACCAGCCGGTACAGGTCCCGTTCTGGGATGATGGTCATGAAACCACCACCCTGTTTCGGGGTAGTGGTCGCGGCCTTGCAGTGACGGGCCACGGCGTTCTCCGGTTTGGAGTAGCCGAGGGCGTCAGCGACATCGCGGGCAACAAACCACGGATCTCCGAGCTTGTCGGTGATGACTCGGATCGCGGCGCCGTCGAAGTCGAACGGAATCACTGAGGAATTGCGCGCCACGTTTTCAGATTGCGAAAAACGTGGTGCGGGAATGTTGGGGCTATTGATCGTTTGGTTGGCTTGGTGCATGATTCGCTCCACAAGTTGTGTTGCTGTTGAAAAAGCCGGGATTGCGCCCCGGCTTTTTTGTGTCTGAAATTCAGGCGGCCTTTACCGATGCATCCATCACGTCCAGGCTCTGGCGAACGTGGTTGATCTCTTGGCGGATAAGGCTCTTCTCGAAGGTGCTTACGTGGTTGTCGTCCAGCGCTTCATGCACGGCGATGGTCAGGTCAGCTACCTCCTTCGCGACGTTGATCAGCGACTTGGTGAGCGCCTGAGGCTTCGGCTCGGTCTTTGCGACCAACTCAAAACCGAACTCCCCGGCAAGCGTGATCAGCGGGCGCATGTCTCCGGTGTGCAGCAATATCCCGAACAGATGCTCCACGGTCAGGTGGTGAGCTTCATTGTCCGGGTTTGCGCGCTGAAGCAGGCCAACGTGTGGAACACCCATCTTTGCAGCCAGGGATTTGGGCTCGTTGCCCTTCACTGCTGCCTGGCATGCATCCAAAAAGTCTTCCATTCGTAAAACCTCAAATTTGTTTCCGTGGCGCCCTGCCGATGCAGAAGCGATCATTTGCTCAATGGATCGGCGGACATGAGTGTCAGGCGGCCTGAGCCTTCTTTGCTGCCTTGAATCTGCCCTTGGAGAGAACCTGAATCTGGTACTGCCTGGATTCGGGAATCGTTTCTCCCCACATGGTCACTGCGCTTGGGCGGATACCCAGGGCCAGGGCCAGCTTTGTCTTGCTGCCGAAGAATTCGGCGACTTCATGCGTATTCATTGCGAATCCTCGTTCGAGCCTGCCCTAATTTAAGCATGCTTAAGTTATAGCATCAACGATGTTTTCTGCCTACTGCATGCTTAAATTCAGCTAGCTTAATATTGAGTCCATGGAAAGACACGAACGCATCGCCCGCGCCATACAGGTCAGCGGTAAAAAGAAAGGAGAAATTGCATCGCTTTGCGGCGTTGCAAATTCTGCCGTCACGCAGTGGATCACCGGCGAGAGCAAAAGCCTCAGGCCGGAGAACCTTTACGCACTGGCAAAAGCGACTGGATTCCGAGCTGAGTGGCTGGCTATAGGCGAGGGTGATGAGCGGGACACTTCCGAATCGAACGTCTCCCCCGCTGCGCAACCCACCAAATCATTCCGCTACCCAGTAATCAGCTGGGTTGCCGCCGGCGCCTGGGCAGAAGCTGTTGAGCCCTACCCAGCCGGATTCTCGGACAGCTATGAGTTCTCGGAGTACGACTCCAAGGGCACGGCGTTCTGGCTGAAGGTTAAAGGTGACTCGATGACGGCGCCCGCCGGCCAGAGCATCACCGAAGGCACTCTGATCCTTGTGGACACCGAGGCTGAGGTCGCACCAGGTAAGCTGGTCGTGGCCAAGCTCCCAGACAGCAACGAAGCCACTTTTAAGAAGCTGGTCAGCGATGGTGGTCGGCTGTTCTTAAAACCGCTGAATCCGAGCTACCCAATTGAGGCGGTAGACGAAAACTGCCGGATCGTTGGCGTAGTTGTCCAGGCGCTGCAGAAGTTTTACTGATGCCATCCGCCCTTGGAAAGCCATCGACCTCATGGCGAGAGCAGAGCTTCTGGAGCAAGGTGTGGACCTATGCTCTGCTGGCACTCATGGTGGTTTTCACAACCGAAGCTGGCATTTGGCCGGACGGCAGCTCATCCAACCGCAAGCGGGTATTCAGTCCTGGCTTCGTGGTGCTCTGCTTTTTCGTGGCTGTGGTTGAGCTGATAATGCTGAACCACTTCTATGGAGTGCGGATGAGGTGAGGGCGGGGCAAATCACGAGAGCTAAGCCTTAGCAGGTGCGGCGCGCGAGCTGCACGATGAACGGGCTGGCTCATCGGTGACGAATAGCTTTTAGAGTCCGTCTATGTCGCGTAGAGTCAGGCCCATGCTAGGTGTTTGTGTAATGTCTAAAGAAAGGTTTCGCACATGGAAGCGCTAATCAACCCAGAAATACTGAGATGGGCTCGTTCCAGGGCAAGAATCAGCGCGGGCACGCTTGCGAAAAGTATCGGGACAGCTGAGGACAATGTGCTTGCTTGGGAAGACGGAGCGAAACGGCCTTCCTTTAACCAAGCCATGAACTACGCGCATCATACCCACATCCCTTTTGGCTATTTGTATCTAGCAAAACCGCCTGTTGAAGACCTGCCTCTACCCGACCTTCGAACCGTTAACGGTCGAGAGCCAAGCTATAGTCTCGCTCTCAGAGACACAATCCGTTGGGCGATGGAACGACAAGATTGGTACCGTAGCTGGTTAACTTCCCAGGGATATGAGAAAAACGAAGTAGTTGGCATCCTAAGTATTAACGATGGAATTCCCGCAGTTGTGATTAGCATGCGGGAGAAGTTGGGAATACCTGAAATGCCAAAACGCGGAACTTTCGATGATTATTTTTCTAAGCTGGTTCAAAGCATAGAAAACATCGGAATTCTGGTTATGCGCAATAGTATTGTAAACAACAATACGAGTAGACCTCTATCGGTTGATGAATTTCGCGGCTTTGCGATGAGCGACGCTCTAGCTCCTGTAATATTCGTCAATACTGCCGATTGCCCCGAGGCCCGACTCTTCACTCTCATCCACGAGCTTACGCATATCTGGATTGGGAAGTCTGGCGTATCTGACGCAGAACCACAAACGCACAATAGAGAAGAGATATTCTGCAATGCAGTTGCCGCTGAACTGCTGGCGCCAGAACGTGAGTTTCGTATTGCCTGGAAGCATTTTGAGGATTGGAAAGATAACCTCCCTTTCATCACACGGACATTCCATGTCAGTGAGTGGGTGATTGCTAGGCGCGCATTGACGCTGGGGTTCATCAGCCAAGCTGATTACAGTAATTTCATTGGTGGCAAAATAGCAGCGCACAAAGCCAGAAATAAAGATGGAGCTCCGCCCTACTCGCGACTACAGACTGGACGAATCAGTAAAACTCTGGCCAAAGCCGTGGCGAGTGAGGCATTGAGTGGCCGTATGCTATTCAGGGATGCCTCTAGGCTGATGGGAATAAAGCCACACAAGATTTCTGAATATTCTAAGAAGGAACTTGGATTTTGAGCTACCTGCTAGATGCCAACTCTTATATACAAGCTAAAAACGCTCACTATCGAATGAATTTCTGTCCTGGCTTTTGGGATTGGCTCGATACGGCTTTTCAGCTAGGACAACTATCGAGCATTACCATGGTGTACAAGGAATTGTCCGATTATGGTGATGAGCTATCGGATTGGGTAAAGATACGTCAAGCGCAGTTCGATACAATTGACGACAAGGCTACTCAGGAGTTTTTCGGGCGAATTGCTGAGCATGTAATGAGTATGAAGCTCCCTACAGATCCTGAAAAGATTCGTTTCTTAGGTGGTGCAGATCCATGGTTAATTGCGAAAGCAGCCACGACCGGTAAAACCATTGTGACTCATGAGGTTTTAGCCCCCGACAATAGCAAAAAAATTAAAATCCCAAATATTTGCAAGGATTTTGATGTCAACTACATCACATCATTCGACCTACTAGACGTACTCCAGGCCAGGCTTGTTATCGAGAGGCCTTAGTTTTAATTTAGACTCCCCAAGCCCGGTCCCGCGCCGGGTTTCTTGTATCTGGCGGTTCCCCTGCCCTGCTATGGTGGCGCCCTCTGATCGCAATGGAAGCATCGAAGAATGGACTCATGGAAGACACTGGCGATAGCCCTACTGGCATCGGTCAGCACGCAGGCCGTATCAGGTGATGGCGCCAACCCTATCGCGGCTGCGATATTTCTCACAATTTCCGCGCCAACCATTTTAATTGGAGCGACCACATCTCTCACGACCGAGCCGCCTGAGATTTTCAAGTCAGCCAAGACTGACGCTCTGGCGTTCATTGGTTCGGATGGCGAGATTCGCGGCGCGGAGTTTGAGCAGGCATCCAGATACTACCAGTCGACCTATCCTTCTCCGCTCATGTCAGACATGCAGCTGGCCCAGGCGATAGCGACTTCGATCTGATATCGGTCATCAAGCTGGACGCTGTGAAGGGTTTCTTTCACAGTCAAGCGCTTATGGTTACCCCAGCTCCTAGCGATCATCCCT